TTCAATCAACGGGATAATTGCGGCATCTTGCTGAACTGCACCTTCCATACCAAGGAACGGCACGGGAGAAATCATCAGTTTCAGGTCGAATTCAGCGTTGTAAGCACCTTGCTGGACTGACGGTTGAGCGAACGAGCCGCTGTAGTCAGACCATTGAGCGTTCACAAACTGTGCGCCTTGGACGGGAACGGTTACAGAAGACACACCACCAGAGGCTTGCTGACTGTTGGCAATCAGTGCCGCCATCAAGGGCGTGGAGTTGTACAGTTGTACAACGAGTTTGGGAATAAAGGCTCTACGAGTTACATAAGTCAGTTCATTGAACTGTGCTGACCCTGTAGCTGGTAGGATGCCGCCGCCAATAGCCATAAGGCCTCCTTACGTGGTTTGAAAAACTACCCTCTTACAACCCAATAGGACGTTGCGGTTTCCGCAGGTCATTGAGCGCATTCATTGCCTCATTACGAGCAGCGGCTGCTGGATTCTTCCAATACTTGTTCAAGTCAAATTGCTTGACAGCACTTGGGTTGTATCCAGTTGAAGTAGGCACTGCGGCTTGCTTCATCCACTGATGGTATTCGGCTGCTGTTTCGTGATTGGTGATACCACGCTCCAACATGATTTTTTCTACGTCACTGACTTCTGACTCATTTGCAATCAATCCTTTTTTCATCAAAGACTGACGGCGATTTTGCAGTTCTTCCAGAGCTTCTTTTTCCCGCAACTTGGCTTCCAAGGCTTGCACACGGTCTTCAGAGCGGCTGACCGCTTTGTGTGTGTAGTCTTCAATGTCGAGTTCGGGGATAGGAAGGTCAGGTTTGACCCGCTTGGTCATCCGCAAAAAGTCTTTGCGAGTTTCAGGATTTTCCGCAAGAGTTTGGGCAAGTGCAGCCAACTCATCACGGGCTTCTAAGGACAGATTTTCTAGTGACATAAAGTTACCCTCTTTATACGATTAAATGACTTTTTTACCGTCACCAGGCTTTTGAACAGCCATACCAGTTTTGCCAACTTTGTTGGGGGCACTCAAGCCACCGAGTTGAGAAAAACGTGGGGTGTTGGTGATGACACCGTGCTGCTGATTGTTGTCAGTAGGACGGCGGGGAGCTGCTGCGCCACGGGGCTTGAATAAGTCCATGATGTTTCCTTACATTGGGGGAGTTGGAGGCATACCACCAGCTTGGGGCATACCAGGGATAGGTGCTTGAGCCATTGCCTTACCTTCAGGGGTAGCACCACCCGCCTGTGGCAAGGTTTGGAGCATCTGAAGAATTTCAGATTGCTGGAGTTCGTTGGTCTTGCCTTTGCGTGGGCCAATCAAACCAGACAACTGGCGAATAGCATTCAAGGCTTTTTGTCCCTCGGCAGATTCAGAGCCTAGCGCAGGGAGAGATTGTTCAAGCAAGTCCATAGCCATGCTGATGTTGATGAGAGCAGCTTCTTTGCTTCCCATCTTTGGTTCAGGCGTGGACATGGGGGAAGCCATAGGAGGTGTCTCTGCGTCTGACATAGAGCCAGCATTAGCAGCAGCGTCAGGTGAACCTGCGGATGCTTGACCGCCTCGCATTAACTCCATCAACTTATCTGGTGGGACACTCATAATCACTCCTTGCCGTGTTTGTAACCACTTACAAACATCTTGTCAATAGGTGGGGGACATTTTATGTCAGTCCCCCAAGACAAATCCTTACGGATTACTTGCGGCTTTTACGGCCTTTACGAGCTTTACGCATGGTCTTCTCCAAGGTTAGAGGCGGCGAACTATTTGAAAAGGGAAGTAAGCCACACCCTTATTACCCTTTCGGGCAATTCTTATCTGCGGTGCTTACGTCCACGCTTGTGCGTTTTGTACATGTTCAACTCCTGGTTTGTTGGCGGTTTGAGTCACGCTGACTCTTACCGTATGAGGTTTTATACCCTGTTTGACGCAATGTCAAGCTAGAGCCGCCTTCGCCTTTCGACAAAGACTTGGTGTCTACCCTGGGCTGGTCAGCTTTGGGTTGTGTCATGCCTTTTGCGGTTGCCATCATCCCACCTTCTTCAAGTCAGGTTTACCCTCTGCCTTGGGCGGTTGAGCTTGCTGTTGAGCTTTTGCTTCAGCTTGCTTGGCTTCCATCTTCTTCAACCGCTCTTTGAGTAATTGTTTCATTGGCGGTTCAATCAAGTCAAGCAAAGATTCCTTGTCAATCACCTGCGCCTGGAACAACTCAAATGCCAGCTTTCGGCTGTCTTCCATGAAGATTGGTGAGTTACTGTGAGCATCTACTTTGACAACGTAGTCCTTGGTGAATTGTTCAGGTATGAACTTCCTGCCTTCCAGGTCTGTCAGGTGAGTCTTGTCATAGGCTTGCATACACTTGAGGTACAGGGTAGCCAGCTTCTCAAGGCTGTCTTCAATGACCAGAGCACGTTTTTTGGCACGGCTTGAACCCAGACGAGCAAGCTGAGATGCGTGACCAGACGAGCGAACACCTGCTTCACCACGACCCTGCAAGACGCTCACAATGCCAGAAGCCTCTTCAAACATCAGGTCAATCTCACCGATTTCTTTGAACAAATCAGGCGGCATAGTGGGTGCTAACTTCTCTACCTTGGCATTAGGCATATCAGTTGCCAGCAATCCACCAGCACGGTTGAGCGCAAAGTTCTTCTCATCCAAGATGCCTGTGAAGCCAATCAAAGCGGTGGGTGGGCTGACTTGTTTGGACAGCAAATCCAAGATTTCAGTCATGCGCTTGTTGCGTAGCTGCTGGAGGTAGACCAGGCGATGAACTTCAGAGCCACCCCAATAGTAGTCATACAGTGGGTTAGGGCAAATTTGGACAAAAGGCAATTCGCCTTTCAGGAACATCTGCTCGCCAGGTCGGTCATAGATGATGACATCTGGGTCAGCCTTGGTGACGCACTGGTAATCTTTGGTTTCATCATTCCACACCCACAACTCTGTCATTTCCACCGTGTCTTCAGCGACAGTGGCTTTGTAGGTGGGGTTGCCGTTCAAATCCAGATTGACGTTACCGTACATGGTGGGGTTTGACGCAGACAAGATGATGCGCTGAACCCCGTTGGCAACTTCTGTCCGTTCATGCTGTGTGGACATGACCCTTGCAACAATACTTTCCCTGTCTGGATGGCTATAGAGCCTGTCGTACAACTCAGACTTGGTGATGTAGTAAGTTTGGACGATAGCTTCTTGTCTGTCAGAGTAGGGGCTGTCTTCCCGCAACACACCCATACAAGCTGGCTCGACCATGTACGGGTGGATACCGTTATTCATGACCAGTTTGACAAAGGTGGTGTTGTAGCAAAGCGCCCAAGTCACGGCGGTAGAGAACACCTGGTCGGCATTAGAGTTCAACCACTCATCATGTAAGGCTTTTGTCAGGGACGGAACTTTGTATTGTTCTTGGTCTGGCACGGCTGCACCAACATTGATGCTGAACCTGGTGGTTTCTGCGGAGTACAGGAACGAGGTCAGTTGGTCAATGTGCGGATAAATCTTGTTGTACAGGGCGGGTACTTCATCTGGCCCATTGCCAAACAAGTAGTAGGAGCGGAGAGACCCATAGGTAGGCTTACGCTCTTCCCGACTGACCAGGCATTTCTCAATCAGGTCTAAGTAAAAGCGATGTCTGTCAAGTGGGTTCTTCGGAATTCTCATCTCTTCACCTGTAAGTTATCTGGGTCTGCCATGTAGCTGGCTGCTCTCGGCCCTTGCAGGTCACCCGCTGCTTTGGGATTGATGCCTACAGATTCTCCATTAACAGACTTGAATTGTCCACCCATGACGGATTTCATGCTGATACCCCCGCCTCCACCCCAGATAACGGAGTCACCAGGGCGTGTTTGTTTCTGCTGTTGCTGGTTTTGGGCTTGCATAGCGTCTGTAGCCTCGGCAAACTGCTTGTCAGTCAGCTTGTTCTTGCGTTTCATGTAGCCAGTCTGGTGTTCACCCGCTTTTGTGGACTTGATGTCCGTCATATCGTACTCAATAGCCAGTTGTTTCAAGTTACTGTCGGTTGCAGACGTTTTTGCCGACCTTGTACCTACTGGTTTGAGGTGTACAACGGATAATTCCCCTTTGCAGTTCTTCATGGGGCATGTAGCCTCCCATGCTTCAAAGATTCCGTGATTTGTGCAGTAATAGTCTCTCAGTATTCCCATTTTTACCCCCTTAGTGCTTCGTCAAGTGAAATTTCGCTGTAATCGTGCCTGTTTGTCATCCCAACCTTCACTTTGATGCCCTCTGACGTTACTTGTAACCCCATTTTGGGCATAAATACGGGCTGAGATTCTTTTCTGTAGTCCACATAGCGGGTGTTGTCCCGCCTTTTCATGACCTTCACATTCCCTGCTTTCCACTGCTGGTAGGCCTTACTGACCCTGCGCTGGACGTTTTCAGTCAGTGGTTCTGCGTTGTAGATGAACACATCGTAGAAATGCCCGTAACTTATCCCTGCAAGTTCGGCAAAAAGGGCGATAGAGATGCCCCTTTCCTTGTCTGCAACGAACCGCTGCATGTGTTTTGTAAGCTCACGCTTGGATAAGGGGGTCATATTTGTACTCCGCTGTGTAGCCTTGGCTTTCCATCCAGGCCATAAACTTCATTTCACCGTGGCTGACACGGGGGTCGGCAGGAACAACAATGTGGTTGTCTGTCACCAGCTTCCTTGTTTGGGCATGGTGGCCTAGCAAAGAACCAAAATCAAAGTCTTCTTCGTGGAAACCAAGCCCGACATATTCAATACTGAAGTGTTTGGCAATGTCGATAGGGCAATACTTGTAACCGTAACCTTCAAGGACGGGCTTGAGGATGGCAGACAACTGAGCATCTTCATTCCAGCCATGTATCTCATTGCTGTTCAGGTGCATGATGCCGTGCTTGTTACAGGCTTCCAAGAACCGCTTGCTACGCAGGGAGAAGCCACCATTCTGGACAACAGAGACAGGTTCTGTGGCCTGAGTCCAGGCAAACTTCAAGTACAGGTGACCGTTACCAAAAGCGCAGTGTGAAGGTGCGCCTATGTAATCGTATTCGTAGTATTCAGGTTTGAAGTTCTTTCCGTTCAACACCCAACCGTCATCTTGGA